TGGGAGCAGGCTTGCCTGCGTCAAACGGTGTGGTTACCGTGGTCCCGGCGCCCTGCTTGATCCCAACGGTCAGGGTGGCGTCTGAAGGCCTCGCTCCCCAACGGCGCGTCATACCAATGTTACTACGTACAATGCGTTGCACTCAATACCTCTATCACAGAGGCACAGGGTTGAAAAGTCCTGGGTAGTCTGTGGGGGACGACTTGGCAATACAGACGCCAGGCTAAATTCTTGAAAATAGTCCATCAATGATGGTTGAAAACACCACGCGCAAAATGCAACGTGGCCCCTCTGAGTGGATAGCACTTGCGACACCTGAACACATGGGCCCACACATCCCATGCACCCCTATACAATGGTGCCGGTTCCGTAACCATTCATCCGCCGCCTCCCCTATCCAACGCCTTTATATATACGCGTTGGACTCAGGTTCATCCCGATAGGACGGTCGGATGCTCCGTGTAGAACATCTACAAGCGATCACATGCTGGTGATCCGGAGTGGCCTTCACCTTCTGTCGGGGTCAACGACACACTAATTGGCTCTGGATCCAGATACGAGGGAACCTGGACCACTGAAGGTAATTTGGCAGGCAGGGACGGGCCTCCCTATTTTACACACGCCCACGGGGACCGACAACTATGTACACCCGTGTTGCTTGGCGGTCATCTCCTTTGGAGGTAGACCAGCGGTTGACCCTACTCTCGAGCTAAAACAAACCGCCGTGCGCCTGCTACTGACCCGCAATGCGGGCCCCCCCATGCATGTCCCATGCTTATGATGGGACGTCCCCAGAGCCTTCCGGCTCTACATCATGCCTGGCGGCATGATGCTGCGCATGTCCCCAGTGGCAGACTGGAGACCAATGGCCTGCAGGTTGGCGACAAACGTCCGCCACTCCTGCGCGTCCTTCACCCACCCGTGTCGGACTGCCAGCACACTCTCGAGCTCAAGACCGCCCGCAGCGATGCTGTTCGAGATTGTGCAACGAACGCCGTCAGCGTAATGCCCGTACTTGACCGATTCATTGAGGATCCGTGTTGGGTCATCATCTTTCCAGTATTCTGGTAGGATGTCGCCCAGGTCGCTCCCGAGTCTGAAAAGGTCGTCGCGCGAGAACTCCATCTCAGCTGACGCGGCAAGTTCGTCCGCAAGGCCCATCGCCCAGTGCGCGATGCTGGGTACGCGGTAAGCTATCCCAGCGATGCGAGAGACCAGTGAAGCAGCCACGATGGGCCGCCACCCCTCAGTCTTCGCAAGGCGAACGGCATCCTTGCTCGTCGAACGAAAAAGGTTGCGAAGCAGTCGCGGCACGTCAGGCACTTCCGTGCCGGGTAACATGCCAGCTTTGTCAACCACCGCCTTCCATCCGCAAAATTCCGCGACATCACCGTCTGCGCGCTTGTAAAGCTTTGGC